GTTTCGGGAGATCAGGCCGTACGGCCTAAGATACTCTTCGCCCTCATTCAGGGCCGAAGCGGAAACCATTTCTAGTTTCGAAAGAAATTATTATTTCGGACGGCTAACGCCAGTCCGACAGCTCCATTAAACGTCGTTCTTCCTTTACAGGAGGGACTCTGTATCTGCCACGTACGTGGTAGAGGTCGCAATAATCTAATGCACGAATGTTTCCTGGATCCTCCAGGAAATCGAATTGCTCGTCCGTTAAGGACGAGACTACAGCATCATAGCTGCCACTGTCTACAATGATCTGATCGGGGTGAACTTCCCCGAATTGGGTCAAATTTGATAGTTTATGATCCGCTTCAATCCAGCGGAACACGCCTATTCGATAAATCGATAAGGTATAGTTTGTTGACGCAGCGCGTTCACATAACTGAATGTCATCAGTAACGATGAACACTGACGTATAACTAAGTTTCATTAGTTGTTGTAAAATAACAACATCATCCGGTATCAATTCCGGAGGGGGTTCCTTGTTTTCATCGGAGCCCCTAACCCATTCGTAAAGTTGTAAATCTTCACGTTCCCTTTCAAGCATTCTTTCGGCGCTTGGGCCCTGGTCGATTCGACCAGTCCATTGCACGGGGATGTTAACATGCAAAGCATGTTCGAGGTCAAGGATTTCCATGACCTCCTCTCTTGGGTAATATTTCTCTGTTGCTGCAGAAGCCAACAGGATATCATTCTCTTTCCAGAGTTTGATAAAGTCTTTAAATACCTTCATATCTGGAGGTATAGAACTCTTAGCTATAGTCAGAACATTCGCAGGTTCTGATTCAGCTGCCTCATCGAAAAGTGATTCGATTTGGTTTAATCGAGATCTTATCTCAGTTTCTGAAATAAGGTACTTACCCAGTCTAGTGACTATATAGGGTTTGTAGTATTTCTTCTTCCTGGTTTGGAACAGTTCCAGTTCCTTAATATTTTCCGGAAGATTTGATTTGCTGATTTTCAGTAAATAACTTTCATTACACTTCGTGAAGAACCGAGGTATAATCCCGGTCTCGAATTTGAGACTGAGGGCCTGATCCATTAAAAGGAAATATCGGCCCAATAACCGCCCCCCCTTCTGGTATGTTATCCAGTTGAGGAAATTCTTCTCTTCGTTGAAAAGAAGGGGTTTACCCGTGGAAACGAGTGACCTGGGGAAATAAACAAATTCTGGCTTATGTAATAAGTCCATAGCTGCATCCTGGATCCAGGATGCAAGGTAATGAATACCTAGGTACCTATTCGGTCTCTTACAATATTCGATTGCCTTACCAAACTGATGGATTCTACCGATTGCGGTAGAACTAAAGTCTTTGCGGTCTTTTCTAAGATCCATTAACAACCTTACTTTTGGAATATCCACGTAAGGCATACCACACTTGTTTTCAGGTGTGTATCTTAGTGACATTTGACAGTCCACGGTTTCACGTGGATTTCTAGGAATCTTATATAGTTCCTCGGCATAGTACCCATAATCATTGGATACAAAAGTATCGTCTTCACTGATGATAAAGCCCATGGCTTCCATAGAACTTCTGTACACTTCAAGACCAATTTGGCCTTCAGGTGTCAGAGTTGTATGGTCATCTCCGACGATTGCTGACTCAGATAAGCCAGCTACTGCCGCTTTTATTCGCAGGACTGCGAGTAAATTTGCAAAGGTTAAAATCACTTTGCAACCGGTGTCACCCATAAATATGCCAGTCTTAGTTTTAAGGCTAGCAAACTCTTTACCGTTAACTCGGTAATCTACCTCCCTTTCGGAGGTTAATAACTTTTCTATCAGAATAGCGTAGGCCTTCGGAATACGAAGGATCTCATTAGCCAACCTTATCAGCGCTTTCGCAGCCGACCAGGTTAAGTGATCTGTCGCTTCAGACAAATCAGTGTTGATCGATTGAAGAGCAACTTCAAATGCCCAAGCCATGTCTGGCCTAGACGCGGTTATTGATTTGATGAAGGTCCAGCCATGCTGACCTTCGGACACCCCCGCCTTTGCGGCGGGGTAGTTTTCTAAGATCTTGAGCCACATATGTGACCATGGTCCTAGCAATATCGAGTGATAGAAGGATCCGGCCGTGATAACACGACTTTTAGCCCCCGGTTCATTAACATTGCTCGCACGGACTCGCATATGCGAATCAAAATCTTTACTAATTCTTGAAAAAGATAAGTGAAAGAGCCCTTCACCGGGCCTTTGTCTCATTTGAATCAGCTCCTCAGTGGGTTGACCTGTTTCCAGATCAAATTTTACCACATTCGGATTATCTTTAATAAGCTTCCTTGCGAAAGAAAGCTTTCCTCCTTGCTTACGCGTGCTCTCATAACAAGAGCTTGTAGAGAAGGAAATTCTCGAATGCGCCGCAACGGCACTTTCGTTTATGGCTGTACAAGCCAGACGATTACCTAATTCGTCTAAGTTATATGACATCGGTTCCCTGTCAAAGGGGACCCTCGAGAAATTATCAACCCACTTCTCAGCGGATTCTTTCACTAGCTCCGGGCTTGGAATTCCCATTGCTCGTGTTTGGCAGAGTGTTACAATCCTGAACACCCTTTCATCGCCGTCCTTTGTCAGGGCGAAATCGATGTAAGGCTT